GTAAGCTGATTAAAATCTAAAGTCACAAATGCAATCAGCAAATACGTGATTAACATTAGAATAATCGAGGCAATAGTTTCTTTGCTCATATTGAAAAGGTAAATTTTGAACCCAAAAGCAACTCGGTAAATCCCCAAACAAGCGCATCCACTCGGTCAGGCGACTTTCCTTTATCAGGGTCAAATGTAATCATTTGATTTTCAAGGATTGGAAATTGGCCAATGTGATAAATTTTATTTTGCTCATAAAGTGAATAGATAGGCTCAGCTCTAACGTATTTACCCTTAGTTGCATTTACTAACTTTATCCTTGCGGTCGTGTTTTGCGACCTCAAAACGCTTTCTACCATGTCTCCACCCATGTTTTTCTCGGCAACTATGCAATCGGCGTTCCAGCGTTCAAATGCTTTAACGGCAACGGCTGCCCATTGGCTAGGTGAGTATTTACCACTTAGGTCTTCCAACACATATCCATTTCCATTTGAATCTTTAGCGCAAACAATTATACCCGTCTCATCTGAATCTAAATTGGCAGATGCTGCTGGGTCAACTGATACCACAATGCGTTCTAATTGTGGCGAATTCGCCATTCTAAGACGTTCAATTATTTGCCTATTCCACAACATTCCCTCGGCGTCTTCGAGCCAATGGCCAAGAAATAAATGATTGTATCGATGTAGGTTTTCCGTTCTAGTTCGTTCAGCTTGGGCCACAAAAGAAGGAGACAAGTTTTTTTCGTTGTCTAGGTACGTGGTATGAATGTAGCTTGTGTCATTTCGAGGATGCTTTACAAATCTGTTATAAATCCAATGAGATTTGTAACTAGGATTCATTACCAAAATAACTCTGTTTGGCTTGTTTACGGCACGAATAGAAAGGTCGATTCGGTCAAATACATCCTCATCCATTAACTCCTCGGATTCATCAAGAATAAAGGTTGTAACACCAGCAATTGACTTTAGATTAGCAGTTGCGGTGCCTTGGCTGGTCTTTATGCCTCGGAATAAAATCTTTGAGCCTGTTGCCTTGTTGATGATTTCTGACTGAGTTATTTCAAAGTCCTCGGCTTTATTCATCAAATCAATTTTGTCGATGAATTCAGGAATAATCGAAATAAACGCAGAGGTTAGAGTCCAACGAGTAAAAAGGATTACGTGGCCCTCTTCGTAAGTTAGGTTTAAAAGGAATAGCGAAAGGGTCCAAGACTTACCGCTTCCTCTTCCTCCAGTAATTAGGAAATACCGATTTTGTGGCTCTTCGTAAAATAAAGGCTGGTATTTATCTAATAGCTTAATTGAATCCATTATTTGCTTTTAAGCCATTCAATTGGAGGTGTTACCTTTTCTCCTTGAGTTGTAACATCAACAGTCTGCTTAGGCATACCAAAACGATAATTTAGCCAGCATTTGATTGCCTGAATATCTCCATCTTGGCATTTATCCCAAAGTGCTTTCCAAGCTTGTTCAGGTACGGCAATAGCATCCATTTGCTCGATGATTTTAATCTCATCTGCTTTTGGCTTTCTGCCTCCTCCTATTCTTGCTCCTCCATGTCCGTTGTTCATCTTGCAAAAATTTGTTTATCCAAGTCAAAGTTAGAAAAAAAAGCTTGAGCAAAACCCAAGCCTTTTTCGATTAACAAAAACCCAAAATAACTACATTAAAATTATTGTCTGACCAGTCGGCTCGCCACTAAAATTGCAAAGCTTTCCGTTCCATTCAAATCTTACTTCTTTCTCTCTTCCTTGGTAAGATGCTGCTAGCGTTCTAATCTGTCTTTGTACTATATCCATACTTTCAAACTTTCCTTTTCCTTTGTTTGACCAAGGGGACCATTGTCCGTCTCTTAATCTGTAACGAATTTCCAACGAATAGTCAGGCTTTGAAATCGGGTAACCTTTAGCCATCTTTTCGCTTTATTACTACCTCCAAACCAATCTCTTCACAAATCTTTCGCAAGTTTAAAAGGCTTATTGACTCCAAGCCATTCTCGACATGGTTGATTGGTGCATGACTCAATCCAATTTTCTTGCACAAATCCAGCTGGTTGTATCCAGCTTGCTTCCTTGCTTTCTTAATTAGTAACCCTTCGTAAATGCTCATTTGCTTAATCTTTACGCAAATATAAGATTGCGATTTGATTCCAAGTTAAAACCAATATTTTTGTTTAAAAAGGTAATAGCTGATAAATGCCCATTTGTATAAACTCTTCTCCTTTTTTAACCAAGCACTTGCGCACGTTTAACTCAAAAACATTTTTGTCGTCAAAGCCGTATTTTTTCTGTGCAATGTCCATCAACAACTTGACTGGGTTGTCGAGGTCACTTGCTGAGTTGCTAAAGCCAAAGAAAAACTCAACCCTTAACATTTGACTTGTGTCTACTTTTAATGCTGGCATCCGCAAGAGCATTGCCTTTTCGTAATCTTTGTAAGCTGGCGTTTTAAATCGTTTCCCTTGCCAAGCTAAATTAACGCTTAGAGGCTTTTCGTTTATTTTAAACTCAATCATTTGCAGCGTTCATAAATCCAAGACCAAGCCAAGGTCCACAAAGCCAATAGCACAATAAATAGCAGTAGGCTAGAAATCTTTAGCAGAGCCAGTAGGGTAATGCCTACCAGCGCTGCAAAGATTGCGTACAAATCGTTCTTTTTCATTAAAAGGGTAAGTTATCCTTTTCTACAATGCGCTTCTCTGTTGCCTTGTTTGCTACCTGCATAGGCTTCCACTCATCGACCTCCAAATAATGCGTTGCTTTGCCTTCCACTTTCTCTTGCTTTTCCTTCATTACTAGGTTGACCCATTCGCTATCATTGGCGTTTAGGTATGCCAGCAACTTTTCAAGGTCGCTTCTGCTTTGGCTAATTTTAGTCATTTGGCCAAACTTGGTTTCAATAATCTTTGCGTTTCCGCCGTAAATCTTGCTCATAATTGTTTTGTTTATATTAATTTATCTAAATCCTTGTTTTCTCTAATTGCCTGTAAAATAAACAACTTCCAAATTTTGTTCTTGGTCTTGGCTCCAACGCTGGTTTCGTCTACATATCTAACCGTCAAGCGTAACTCTTTTCTAACGTCGTTCTCCATCTCTTCCACGTTAAACTCCCAAGGCTTTAAAATTCCTTTCTCTTGGAACTTATTAAACCAATTCATACCCCACTCTGAAATGTCTAAGCAATAACCTGTCTCCTTTGCATACTGGTAATTTTTTCTAAAAATCTGTTTACCAACCTCAATCCAGTAGGCAATCTCTTCGTTAGTTGGTTCGCTTTCTTTGTTGTTTAAAGCTTGGACTTCCTGTACGATTTGGCTTTGGTGGTGTGCATAATATTGATTTATCCAAACGCTTACTGTCTTCTCGTTTACGTGGTAAAAATCGCCGTACTGTCCTCTCATACCAGCGTGCAAAATGTAGTCAACTCTTGCCTCTGTCATCCAGCCGTAGCTGCCAAATAATTTACTAAGGCATCCAAGTAATTCGCTTGCCTCTTCCTTTTTGTATTCTTTAAATTGCTTTAGTCCGCAAACAAACTCCATCTTTCGTAGGTGCGTTAAAATTATCTCATTCATTTTTTAGGTGTTTTTGTTTTTGTAAGTCCTCGTAAAGTTCGTCAAAAACATTGTAGGTCTTTGACTTTTCAGCTGGCTTGTAGCTGGTTTTTAAATTGTTGGCTAAATAAAGATTAAAACTATTTTCAGCCTTTGCAATGGTCATGCTTTCGCCTTCTTTAATTGTTGCCCATTTTTCAAATAACTTTTTAACAGTTTCGTTATCTGCTGAATGTACTTGCGCCATCCTTTCAAAATATGGTCGCTTTAAAGGCTTTTCTTTTTTAAAATCATCAAAGACATCCTGCAAAGATAAAAGTGCGCCAGCGCTTCTTTGATTGTTTACATTACCATTTACATTAACATTATCATTTACATTAACATTACCATTTACATTAACAGCTAGGTTTGCTAGAGAATTTGTAGCATTGCTAGAATTTGCTAGGTCATTTCTAGCATTGCTAGCTTTTGCTAGACCTCCCTTTTTTCCAGCTTCAGACCTTAAATGTTTTTTCTCATCCCAAATCTTTAAATCCCTTTTAAGCTGGGTCTTAATTGGCAGAAAGGCAAGGCGCACAAACTTATCTTCAGCCTCAGGATTCTCATCGTTAACATAGCTAAAAATATGCTTAATTAACTTTCCAGCTTGCTCATCGTCAAGCTCTTCAAAGACTTCTCTTTGGTCCGTATAAAGTACAAATGATTTTTTCCCTTCCATAAAATAAAAAAGGCCCTATCGTGTCGGAGTCGATGGGCCTTGGTGGTTATCACCTATGAAAGATTCAAGGCTCCGACCTCTTAAATCTTTCATTATTTACACAAATATAAATCTTTTCGATTTATCCAACGAGACAACGCTTCTTTAGTTGAAAATAAATGCAACCGTATGAAAGTCCCATTTCCATGGCAATAACCTTAATTGGTTTTCTGTCCTGCCAGCCTTCAAAGATTAATTCTTTTTGGTATTCAGTTAGATTGCGCCCCCTCATTGTCGTTTAAGATTTGTTCAATAGCTGATAAGCAGTCGTGAAATAGATTGCCACCTTGGTCAATCGAATTGTGTAGCCGTTCAAACAAAGTCACGAACTCGTGAAACTGCTTAATTGTTGCCTCTCCTCCGTCGTAATTTTCCAAGAATCTAAACGCATCGGTTGACTTACGTTTTAAAGCGTTATTCATGTTTTTATGCTTTGTTCTTAGGTCTACGTCAAATGCTTTTAGCATTGTCACGTCTTCGTAGTAATCTAGCATAATTTCTTGGAGCGCCAAGTATACCAAGTACTTTTGCGTTGCTCGGTGGTTAAGTTCGGTTATAATTTCCTCGCGTGTCATATTTTAATATCTCGAATGTTAATTAATTCATTTTTTACCTGTAACCAATAATTGTTAGGACTAACTTCTAGTATTTGCTCTACACAAAATATTGCGTCATCAAGCGCAAATTCAAAATCATCCTCGGTAAAATCGTATTTTTTAAAACAAGATATTAAATAATCTGCTTTTTCTGCTGGTGTCATCTTTTTACCGTATAGCGTGCAACTCTTTTTCCGTTCTCCAGCGTAACCATATCGGTTACCACATTTAAACCTTTGTCTCTAAGGTCAGCAATCCTTGCGGCTAGTCTAAAGCATCCAAACTGGTTTAAAGCTTCT